GGTATATTTGGAGTACCAGAAGCACCATCTATAATATTGATATTTTTAGCAGAAATCATAGTTGGATAATCACTAGACAAATAACCTCCTCTTGAAAAAATATTGAAATTTTTATCGACTGATACACCATCCCACTCAAGCATTAAACCATTAATATTGTAAGATGAATTGAATCCGTCTAAGAATAAAGCAGGAGTTCCAGCTGTAATATTTGCAGTTTTTATTTTATTCTCCAGCATTGTTAAGCCTGTAAAATTAGTATAACAATTTTCTGAATATATTAATGATGGGTAACTGCCAGATAATTCATTTCCTTCAAAGTGCGTAGAAATAAAACTCATATTGCGGCAAGTATGCATATATAAAGCATTAGTACACTTAGCCCATTCCATATTTACCTGCTCAAATATATTTTCATGTTGTGCTGACCCACCTGCAAACATGTATAAGACGCTTCCTGAAATAGTTGTAGCTGTTGGCGCACCGCCACCTAAATACAAATCACGCCATATATTACCTGTGCCAAAATTTTGAATAGCTAAAGAGTGTTTCTCGCCATGACCAAATAAACAATGTTCCATTGTATTTTGAAAATAAAATCCACCACCATCTATTAAGCAGTTTATATAACCACCCTTTGCTGAAATATTCCTAAACTGCGACCGCCATGTTTGTTGTATCTTTAAAGTATAAGAACTTGTAAAGCCCACTTGAGAATTACCGTAACTAAGGTCAACACCATCAATAATCATTGTATATGAATTATCAGATAAAGCACCTACTGTTAAAACAGGAGTATTATCAGCATATTGCACTATTTTTGTAGAACTATAGTTTCCATTTGTCCCCAACCTACTACCACGCCATTCAAACCCTGTATATCCTTCTGGGATTATTAATCCACCCGCTAGTTCTATTTCATAAACTCCAGCTGGTAAAATAAATACAGCACCAGCCGCCGCCGCGGTATTAATTGCATCTTGCAACAACGTACCATTTGTTATTCTCTGCGCCGATGTTTGACCTGCTGTAGTTGTTCCAGTATAAGTTGAAGAAAATATCTCAATCTTTGCTTGTTCAGCATCGGTAAAAGCATTAGTATCCGCTTCCGCTTCATATGCTGTTTTTATAACGCCGCCTTGTGCGCTTAGTTGTACATCTACCATTTTATATTTCTCCTTTTTAAAGTATTAAATTATCAACGCCAACAATGACATTATCTGCACCAGTTATTATATTTTGTGTTGTTGAAAGATCAGCCCAAGCTAAACCCCACTTAGAAGCCAAATAGTTTCCGACTTGATTCATCTCTGCATTTGTAAGGCTGCCTTCGTAAATAACTATTTCTTTTATATCACCTTGAACATAGTCAATTACGCTTGTTCGTATTGTAGCCCCGACGGTCATTCTATTAAGGGTTGTTGTACTCCCACGTGTATAATCTAGAGGTGACAAACTAGTTATAACCCCATCATCATATGCGTTTAATTCAGTGCCAGTGTCTTTAAATGCAGCAACCCCCGTAGCTACTCCATCAAAGAAAGTACCGCCAAGGTCTTTGACATTAATTCCGCCCGACATAGTAGCTAGATCATCTCTGTTTAAAAATCTCATACTAGTACCTGTGGTATTAACTGTTACAGGTACATACAAAGGGGTATTGTTAGTGTAATTCGATTCTGATAATATTGCACCTCCAGCATTTGTCACATTATCGTACACAAGAAACGCTGTAATAGCCCCTGCTGCGTGCATAAATGGAGAAGATGTATATAAATAATCAGTTGTACCATTGAAGCTCACATGAGAGCCTGATGTATAAGTTGGTTGGTTAGCACCTGTTCCTTGAGAGATATTACGTGCATTGCCTGACTTATCATCCCACTGGCTAACTGCTCCACCACTTTCTGTAATCGTAGAAGAATCCCCAGCATCAAGCCATAGGGCTAGGTTAGACAGATCAGTAGGTGAGAATGATGCGCTGCTGCTGGTTAAAGTCAGGAGTAACCCCATTTATTAACTCCCGTCACTAATTGCTTGAACTCCAATAAAGGTTAGAGTTCTCTGGGCAGCCTCATTGGACGCAGCTACAGCTCTAACGAACCTAAATCCAGCGAATTTTACAGGCTCTAAATAAAAAGCTCGTGCTGTACCATCACATGTAACAGTCAATGCCGTTTTGTCACTATCATGAAGAGTATAGTAATTACTCCCATCGACGCTAACTTCGAAAGTTATAGATGTTGAGGTCATTGCAGGAAGTAATAATCCATTGAGAGTCATACTAAGTAAATCTACACCACTACTCGTGGCGGCTCCATTAGCAATAGTATCCGTATGATAGTCCATACCTCTTCCAATATTAGTTACAACCATAATAAAAATCCTTTCTCTAAGAGATTAACAAAATTATACAAATACACCAAGCTTAATTACAACTAAGGCTCTACAATAACTTTCCAACTAGATAATCCTAGTCTCACACAGATATTTCCTTTATCGTCAGAGTATGGCTCATCACACCGCCAAATTTACGTAAAGACGATGCACCGTTTAAAGTCACATTAACGCTATTTGAGCCACCTGCTCTAATTTTAAAGGTTGTTGCGCTCGTCGTTCCCGCCGTCATTTCAAAATCAATAGGGATGCTAACTATTTTTTCAGCTATAGAAGATGTTAAACAAGCAACTTGCAGCGCATTGGCTGTAGAATCTTGGAATAACGCCGCAGCTAAAACCTCGTTTGACGATGCATTAGCAACATTAACCGTACCAGTTATTTTTAATTTATTAGCCGCATCTGTTGGAGTAATAGACAGCGTTATAGCTTCTAAACCCTCTGTGTTCTGCGGGATAGTATCGTCATAAGGTATTTGAGCAGTTCCATTTGATACAGAATTATCCTCTGCATAAACTTCTTGAACAATTGTACCTGTACCAGAAAAAACAGACAACACCAACCAAGATGCAAGCTCTGTATCGTACATTAAATATATAAGCTTATCTGTGCTATCTAGTACTATATCATTGCCGTCTGGCGTTCTGATGTTATCAGAACCATGCTTTATTGTCGTAACCCTAGATGCATCAACAGCTCTTAATACCAATAATTGCCCATCTGAACCACCTGATATAGTCGTTAAATCATCAGTTGCCGCATTTAACTCAGTATCCACCGTATGATTAGTGCCTGCAGGTGTTACCGCACCAGCATTTATTGTTAGCTCTCCATCGTCTTTTGCGTAAGTAGGGCCAGTTATATCAACTACGCCTGTGAAAGTAACATCACCTGAAAACGTATTATTCCCTGAAAACGTATTATTCCCTGTTAATGTATTATTAGCAACTGGGTCAACAGCCTTGTCGTTCACCCAGTTGACACCATCATATCGTATATAATCTCCAGCGACTAAACCAGAAAATACAGCAGTTATTCCACCTACAGCAGACATAGCTATTGATATGAAATTAATAGAACTCGTACCAATAACAATATCATTAGGAGTTGAAACCATATAAGAAAAAGACGCTAAGGTTCGTGAGTAAACAAATATAAGCGTCCCTTGAACAACATCATAGTTACCATCGAAATCAGTCGCTCTTGACCAATCCCCTGTACTCACGACATAAATGCCGTTCTCCACAGCATCAGTCTGATCTTTCACAAGAACTCTATCACCATCAACGCAAGAAAAACCATCTAATGTTTGCTCTCCACTAAGGGCTATGTTAGCAGTGGTCGCAGCTTTAACAGTGGCTTTTAAAGCAACACTACTATTTACACCTTGTAACCTATCAACTCTAACTACCATAACTCACCCTAATCAAAAATAACCTCCACCAGAGTCACCAGACACCCTCTTCTCTGCTGTTTTCTCAGTATATCCGCTCGCACGTAATAACCCTTTATGTATATCACCTTCTGATATATCAATCAAACCCTCAGTGATATTTATATCCGTTCCTATGGGCTGTCCAAATAAATCACCAATAGCACTAGCAACTTCGACCATATCTATTTCTTCATTCATTATTAAGTGAGCAACTTCCATAGATATAGCCTCTATACTATCAAAAATAGAGAAACCCTTGCTCTTATAATGCTCACCTTGAGTGAAGGCTACTGCTCTGTAAACAATACCCCCAACTATCGGCACGACATTTGCAGGGCCTAATAACGCAGCCCTTTTCTGACTTTCTTCATCATAGGAGAAACCATCAGCTATAAACTGGAATAACGCTGGTAAAACAAAGTGGTATATAGCTACTTGTTTTGCCGCCGTCTTTATTGGTATCTCACCACGTACAGCTCTACGAACAGCCCTCATCTCTGCTCTAAGGTATCCTATTGGCGATGATGTGAACATAGTAATTGTTCTAACAAAAGGATTAGAGCTTGCCTGTAACCTCGATAACTTATCTTGCATCGAAGATTGTTGCGTAAGCTCCGTCGTCTCTACGAACGCCCTAACAGCTTCTTCGTGTGTTTTCCCAAGCACATCTATGTTATACTTATAAACAGCCCACCCACCAGCATATATAGCGAACCTATCGCCCAACTTAACTGGGAGCATACTTTTTTCCCCAGCCCTAACCCAACCAGACTTAAAAACTGTTTGATAGTTATCTGCATACTGACGCATTGTATTATAATCTTGGTCAGAACCACGAATTTTCATATAGTCTATTTCTGATAGTATTTTAATAGCTTTCATAGGGTCGCTAACAAAATCGGCAAATCCCACAGCCCACTGATCTGCTGGCATTACCGCAGCGTACCCAAATAGAGATGATGTCTGCTTTGGTATCATGTTAAGTTTATTACCCAATTTAGAGACAACAAAATTCTGATAAACCTTATCTACTAATTTATATCCCAACTCTTCGCGTTGATTGTGACCAGTTATAAAATCATCAACCATATTGCGAATAGTGTTATTCATCACATCGCCCCAGTTTCTCTGTATGGCTATATTCACATCACTATCACCGAATACTTGGTGCAGCACTCTTGACATTTCAGCTTTATTTATAAAATTAGATGCCTGAGAAATATAATTCAGCATAAACCGTACATCAGAGCCTATCTTTATAGGGTTCTCTGCTGTCGTTCGTTTTTGGTGGATACTTGATGTCGCAGTAGAATAATGGTGTAAATCTTCTAAAAACTCGTCCTTATCATTTAATAAATTACCGTGTTCAGCGCGTGACATAACATAAAAATCCTCTTTATTAAGAGACACACCATATTTTTTCTCATAAACAGGATTTATGGCATCGTATAAATCTTTATACATATCTAACTCCATATCTATTATATCAAAATCCTCCCGCTCTAAAGTCCTTTCTATGTGTTCCTCCATATCTTTAGATATTTTATTACCATTAGGGCTTGTAAGTTTTTTACGTAACTTATCATTTTTCAAAGCAGAATAGATGTATCTCATCTGTGATCTGGAGATAACCCAAGGCGTAGCTCTACTTTCACCCTCACGGATAAAATCACCTTGATTCTCTTCCTTCTCATCTGAACGTAACTTTTTATTCACATGCCCTTCTTTAGTAAAGCCAGAAGAATCTTTATATGCGTCATGGAACTTTTGGTGAAAGTGATGCGTCATAATCTTCTCGTTCAAGATAGACTCCGCAACCATCTTGCTAAGGGCTTCCCTAGCAACACGACCCTCTTTAGTTTTTCCTAAAACTAAATCCATAGTATCGTACCATGCGTTTATACCGAAACTTATATAAGAACGCACATTATTTAAGTTCGCTGCAAGCTTGTTCTTTAATGCTGTAGTATCTTTAGCAGCTAAACCATCTCCTGCCGTTGCTCCATCTATCACCATCAATTTTAGATCATTAGCAGCCGCCTCCTGTGCTTCATAAACAGCTAACACCCCACCACGAATATTCTTAACAGTACCGCTCATCGCAGTGTATAGTTCTGCTAAAGTCTCTGGGGACACAGCATCGGGATTCACTTTATTTAAAAGCAAGGTATTCTCGATTATATCACCAGACTCATTCTCAATGTTATTACTCAGCCGTTCAGAGGCTTGTTCCTTGTTAAGTACTGATATATCGCGCCATGAATCGAACACCTTCTGAGCTGTGGCTGTGAACTTACCTACAGGAAGTCGCCCACCTTTATTTAATTTCGTCTGTTTAATTTTAGCTTTTATCGCATCAGCTATTTCTTTCTTCTGTATTTTAGCAATAAGTTTCTCAGCATGGGATTGTATTTTAGATAACTTCTCATCTATATTTTTCGATGATTTTACAGACCTTAGCTGCGTAATAAGCCTATTACCTTCTTTGTATTTATCCAATCCTGTCTCTTTTATAAACTCATGGACAAGTCTTTGAGACAACTCAACATCATCTCTCGCTATCTTTTGGGCTTTATTAAACACCTTCTTGGTTTTGGATTCTAACTCAGAAGAGTTTCTGCTATTTATCTGAGAGAGAACGCGTGCTTTTAAGGAAACTTTCTCATTTTTAGTTACACCTAAGACCTCTTTACGTGTAATCATTTCTTCTTCGGTTAATGGGCCAACCTTCTTACCATCAAAATATTTAACCAAATCCTCTTTTCTTAGATCAAGCTCTTCCTTTACTTTGGTTAATTTATCTATCCTATTTTGAACAGCTTTCGTTGGTTTCTTGAGTATCTCTCTATTCTCTAAGTCACTAGATAGGGCTTTTATCTCTCTATTCACATTCTGTGTCTGAGCGTCAATAGCGTCAATTCTAAATTGTGCCACCTTATTATCGGTTCTAATTTTTGCGCCAATAATAGAATTATCAATATCTTCAAATAACGCCTGTTTTTCTGTATCAGAAAACTCCTGAATAGCCCCTATCTCTTGTTTAATGTCTATATCTTCCCCAGAGTCGAATTTATTTAATATTTCAGAAACCTTCTTATAAGCCTTAGCGTCTGTTGGCTTTGACATTTCATCTTCTATAATCTGCGTAACCCGATCAACATACTCACTACGATCTCGACCTAGAGCCTTAGCTAGTATTTCCATAGCTTGCGGCTCTATATTATTATCAACATCAACATTATTCCCTATCTCAACCATAGTAGCAACTGGCGCACCAATAACGCCACCAAGCATCATTGAATAGACAACACGACCAAAACCACCCTTAATATCCACCTTGCGTAAACCAGTAGTCTGAGTCAATATTTCTTCCGCAGTCTGTTGAGAGCCTTCCTGTACAGCTTCTTCCGCAGAGCGCAAAGCAACCCTTCCTAATATATTATCGACAACCCCAAGCCCAAAGAAGGTTTTTACCCCAACCATCTCCAATGCACCTTCAAATGCCCCAGCCACCGAGGATATAGCACCAGCAGAGAATTGACCTTTACCTTTATCTCTAGCCTCTATATAAACACTATTTTTCTGCATAGAACCCATACTAGCCGCGACTAAAGCAGGGCTTCTTGTTAAAGCAAATAAGCCTAGCGAGGTCACAATAGATGTTGCGCCGCCCCCTATGTCATAAGCAACTCCAGCAGCGCCATCAGGTCTGTTATAACCAGCCGTAGCTAAATCTTCTCTCTGCCGTTTCATTAAATTAAATATAGCGGCTTGATTTGCTTTTGCGTTTGCCGACCGAGCAAATTCTTGATCTTTATTTAGAAAACTTTTAGCTAGTAGAACACCAAGTGTGGTTTTAGATGCTGTCGGGTCAAGAGGGTTTAAAATATTAGCCACATCAGAAATATTCATATCCCTAGAATACAGATCAGCCCTTATGTCATTCTCTCTTAAAGACGTAGCGTTAAGTAAATTCTGACCACTGGTTATAGCCATAGCTGCCGCGCCAGTTTTAGCCCCTGCCGCTATTTTAGCCGCTCCATTAACATAACCGAAAAAACCATCTTTACGTCCACCCTGTCTATTAACATCATCAAAGTAAAAACCTTGATCTAAAGATGTGTCCGCAGGAACTTGAATAACATTACCTGAGTTATCATCGTAGACAGAACGACTTGGCTGCTCATCTAATATATTAGGGTTAATATTAAAGCCATATTTAGACTTAAAATTATCGCCACTAAGGACGGCATCGGCATCTATATTAGGGTCGATCTTAAAATTAGATAAATCTGCCATTAATCAAGACCTATCATTCCATTAGCAACTAAATTAGCCACAACAACGCGGGGTGTTACTCCTGCGTCTGTAGCCATTTTCAATATATCACTTTTAGTCACGGCGCTACCGTCCGTGGCATTGTAAGATTCTTTTAAGATAAAATCACTATTTCCTCTATCTCCACCAAAATTATTACTAACCACGCTAGGAGGGAGGTTAATTGTAGTACCATCACTAAGTCGCACAACATCAGGGAACGCCTCAAGATCATTCAAAGCAGGGATAATTTTCTTTAATACAGCTTCGGAGAAGGCTCTAGGCACTTGCTGTGGAGGTAACTTCCCCTCTTTATATAATTGCGATAATTCAGGCGTGACCTCATTAACAGCGGCGAATAAATCAGATTTCATCTTCACACCACCTAGAGATGGATTCGTCTTTATAAGGTTATTAATAGTCTCGTAACCCGTAGCAAAAGGGCTTCTTCTGAATACCTTACTAAGCCTTTTCCTATCGCCCCCCAAACCGAATGTACCAGACTCCGCACTTGACCAATCAACTAGCTCTTGCATTGCGTTATCTACTAAAGCAAGGCGTTTACTAGCTCCGCTAGCTGTAACAGCACCACTAGCCACAGCCTTATGGACTTCATTGGCATAATTAACAAGATTGTCCATTACATCAGTATCTTTTTGATAAAGAAATTTACCAGTTTTTTTATCTAGCTTAAAACCTATATTCTGATACATAGAATTTAAATTAGTTTCCGCCTCAAGCTTAACCTGTTCATTAACCAACTTCTTCGCAGCTTTAGCCGTCCCATCAGGGTTCGTGTAAAAATCCCTCATTCTAACAGCCAATTCACGCCTTGGTGAATCTTCTGGGAAATCATTTATTAGCTTCGTGAAGTCGCCCCATGTCGCTTCACCACCTTCGCCCAATTTATACAAATCAGTGAGTTGACTAAAAGCACCTATGCGCTCATCAACAGCAGCAGCTTCGACTTTTCCTTTAAAGACCTTATTCACCTTAGATTGCAAGCCTTCTGGGAGATCATTGTACTCACCAATCCGTATATTAGTACTAAGTTCATCTAAGGTTAGTTTAGAGACATCATCCACTAACTTTGCTTCAATAATTGGTTTGAGCTTTTTTATTTCTGTAACACCTAAGAAATCCAATGGAGTGCCTGTATCAACGCGCCCCCTAACAAAATTAGAGTTAGATATAGTGTCAAGCCGATTAATCCAGCCGCTATGATACTTCTTATATTTATCTGGATTATTTTTAACTAAGGTATCATAATATTCTCTACGTATATCCACTAATTTATTAACATCACCATCAGCACGCTTCACTGCATCAAATATAGAAAAGCCTAGTACTTTTGGGTCGAAACCATTAACAACCGCGTCAAATACGACCATCTTCATGTTATCTGGGATAGTACCTAACTTAGCTCTTCTGATATACTTAGTTTTATATATATTAAAAGCATCTTCTTCTTTCAGTTTTGCTAAATCAACACCTTCATTAGCCTTTGAATTGATGCCATATATAGCTGTCGCGCCATCAGGCTCAGAAGATAAGTAGCCACCCTCAAGATTCATAATGAATTTAATCATAGAATCAGTATCTACATCGCTCACTTTCGACACCTTTGATGTGAGATCACCCTTATCCTCTACATTGTTCAATATATTAAGTGCATCACCTGTATCGGATTGATTAAGCCAAGCATAGGCATATGATTTTTGAATTGCTTGTTTCTTTTTAAAGGCATCAACACTGGTGATAAGGTTTTCACCACGAAGAACGTCTATAGAATCCATACTGGACTGAACTATATCTGCTTGCTTATCTAGGTCACTAGTCTTAGATAAAAGATCATTATTCTCAGCCAACCTCAAATTAGCATCGTCCAACAATGCAGCATCATTTTTACTTTTAACTAGCTTAGATAATTTGAAGTTCTCACGCTCTGATACACTTATTAGAGACTGGTTCCAATTATCCCTACCTTCTGGAGTTATGAACGAATCTTTATACTTTGCACTAATCTCATCAAAAACACCTTTAGCTTCGTCATTAAAATTATGGTAATCATCTCTATTCAAAAAATCAGTCTCTAAACCAATTTGCCGAGACGATAGTTCAGATAAAGCTCTTGATGTTGTTAATTTATCCTGTCGCGCCTGAGCCACAGCGAGCTTTGCTTCGTACTCCTTATCAGCCTTCTTCTTCGATAATTCCGCTATTTTTATGGTTTTACCGAGATTATCACCAACGCCTTCGAGAGCCTTACCACTAAATTCAGCAGCTTCAGCCAGAGCAGTTGCGCCACTATACCCTAAGACGCGATTATCTCCACGAGGTGCCTGTCTCGCGCCATAAACCTCTATCGCTGTTGGGAGTTTTGCCATATCATTTAGTCCTAAAGGGCGTTCCGTCAGCCCATGTTTCTGTTGGTTTAGGTGAATATTTATTATATAATGTGCTTCCAAACGATGTCGCTGTGTTAGCTATGACGCTAAATCTTTTAGATTTTGATTTCTGTTTAGCTGCTGACAGTGCTAGGTCGCCTTGATATTTTAACAAATCAGATTGTTGGTTTAATTTATTAGCTTTAGATTTACCTTCAAATGTTGCGACATCTTCTCTATATTTACCCTCTGTATCCAATAAGCCCATAATATTTATAAAAGAACTGTCGAGCGTCCCCCCTTGACCTGCCGCGATATTATTAGCTCTGGAGAGAGCTAACTTTCTGCGCCGACCTTCCTCATATCTCGTGCGCTGAGATGATGCAAGTTCTTGCCCAGCAGCAACTTGCGCTTGTTCAGCTTGGTATTCGGCTTGCTGTTTCTGAGCTACACCAGCCTGTTTTATAGCAGACGCTTGCTTTAATCCACCTACAGCACTAGCCGCAGTACTAGCCAAGCTTCCTATCAACATTGCTGTTTCTATTCCAGTCATTATGCAACCCCTCTATAATACAAGCCATCCATTAAACGGAAACCTAATCTTTCTAAAAAACGATTAGCATTGGGAATATTTGGGTTACATTCTGCAAAAACACCGATTCTCATCTTATCAACCATATCTATAACTAATTTCGTGCATCTCCATATACTCAACTTAGATACATTTATATCTTTATCATATTCAGAGAACATATACATATAACCATCACCATAAACAATACCAGCCACACCAGATAACTTTCCATCATAAAAGAAAGAAAACCCTTTAATCGTCTGTTTTATGTTATCATAATTGTAATACGATTTAAAATCTATTTTAGTTATAGGTCTATAAGATATTCTCTTATTGCTCTTTAATACTTCCATCTATCACCTCTTATCGTGAATTTCATGGAACTCAACCCCTGCAACAACAGCAAGTATATTGGCTGGCCTAGGGGCTTTAGCCTGTAAACATATCCTGCTATCTGTCCCCCAATCACCATCAAATTCAAACATATCTGCATCATAGTCACTATAAACAGTATCACTATCCACCACATCAAAGTCCTCCATGCGTGGGAGGTCATCCAAGATAGAGAAGTCAGGGCCATACATAATGCCTTTATTGTGTGTATTAATCGCGACGATACCAAGGCTATAGATGTTCTTCTCTTGTAATAGTGACGTTCCTAACGCTGTCGGAAATCCTAACTTCACAGATTTATATTGAGCTGTGTATGGTAAACCCACAACAGCCTCAGAAATACTTTCTGATAATATTATCTGCCCACTAGTCACCGTATAGGTTTGCTGAACACCATTACTATCATCAGGGCTTAGGTCTTTACCATCACCCCAAACAATCACATTTTCCCCCTCAAGGTGAGATAACCCGCTTATAGTGGATGTAGGCGCGCCACTATAGGTTATAAAACTATCAGCCTGTTTACTTAGAGTGCCGCCAATACACTCATCTTCAAAAGCATATTTCTCCAAATATCTTTTATCAACACCATTAATTGTCCTTTTAACACAATAATAAACTATATCTTCGTCTAAAGATGGTGAGACGAACACATCCTCAATCACTCCATCAGTAGACAATGTCCACCAACTCTTTATATCTTCAAGCTCATCATGTAAATAAATAACAGCAGTACCGTCTGACAATATATGATGAACCCTTGTATCAGGAACCCTTTGGACAGCAGTCCTTACAACTCCTATTGAAAGAAATTCTGGAATTAGCTTAGATATATCCTCAGTCCTAAAATCATCACTTTCAATAGTATAACCGCTCTTATAAGCTCTCGTACCAGATGAGTGAACGAACACCCCAACATTATCTATCTTCCTAGCTTGGACATAGTTAGAACCAAGTGTAGAGGTGGTTTTCATATTAGCATTAGCAGATGTTAAAGCTTCATCGAAAGAAGTTGATCTAACATACCATTCATCTCTCTCTGTGCCGACCAATAACCTCTTGAGAGAGAGTAACCAATTAACAGTTTCAGTTGGACCAGATGGTATGGTTTTGGTAAACGCTATAGAATCACCTTCTCCTGTCTCGTCAAAAGACTCATATACATCAGATACAGAGAAGAATACTTTTCCTACCCCCCCAAACACCAAACGACCTTCATGCAACGCATTAGCAGATGGGAATCCCCGATATGTAGACCATTCACCCTCATACCAATTTTCAGATGATGTTAGTGATCCCAAATCACTCAAGACTATACAATCAGCCACAGTAGACGAAGTAACCCCCACAACACGCACTATACCGTTTATACTTCCTCTGTCATAAGATAATTCTGTAGTTGCAGAACCAGAGGTATAATCGCCAGTCTTTATGCCTATTCTATAATAGATTATCTGATTATCAGAACCATCGTTATATGTTGTCGAAGTATTAACAGTATAAGATGTGACATCAGACCAAGTTCCGCCCTCATCAAAGGACTTTTGCAGAGTCACCGTCCCAACCCACGTCCCAGTTATGTCTATATTAAATAATCTTTCTGTCCCTATACCAGTAACCTTTATATCATCAGTGAATTGACCACCCCCCCCGATATTGGCTGTTACCTTCTGACCATACGAAGCAATCCTGAACAGCGCCCCAACATGACCAACATCAAACAGAGAATTAGAGGCTGTGAGCGTGATATCACCAGTCAATGCGCTAGGGGTTAATTGTGTTTTATCTACATTTATAATCCTAAAAGGCCCATCGCTTATTAATAACTTCTGTAACCCCCAAGAAGTCGTACCGTACCTAATAATCTTGTAAGATTCATATCCCTTACAAGAAAGATAAACAACATCTTCTGACTGGTCATATTTTATGTACTTTAAGTCATTTTCTAACCAAGGTGAGGGTAGTGACATATTTCCAGTACTCTCGATAGAGCAAGAATCAATTAAGGTGGCATACTTAGTTTTAGATGATAACTGTAGATAAAAATTACCTGTAGGTGTGAAAGATAAAGAGTGAGAGCCTTCACCTAACCTGAGAGAGTTTAAATATTCTCCACCACCCACCGTAGAGCCTATAGATATATCTAAGTCACCACGGCTAACAATCACCCTGATAGCATGGGCTACACCGACATCGCCACCACTAACATTCACCTGTTGTCTAACAATAGCCGCACCAAAACCAGTTCCGACCAAAGATAAATAACCGCCACTCTTCCAAGATGGAGTGCTACCAACATCGCTAGCATCAGTCCAGCTAGCTATATCAGTGTCAAAACCACTATTAACTATTGAAGATGATACAGATGTGCGTAATATAGCGGAATCATCAACTTTTACCCGCACAACGCTATCGGTTATCTCAATAGTGGCTTGGTCTTGAATATTTTTAATGAATTGAATATGAATAGCTTTTTTATCATTATCAGTGCCTTCTCCTGTGTAACCTAAACCAGCCCTCAATATCATAGAGCCTAAAACCCTCGGCGTAAAATTATGTAGAGTTTCAGCAGATAAAGATAGACGCTCTATATCCTGCCTAGCAAAACCGAGCTTAGATATAATACCTCTATTAAAATTTAATATAACTTTATGAAGTTTCATGACACACTCACGTCGTATCTATATAAACACGACCACCGCCACCATATCCACTACCATAGCGCGCCCTCGCCCAACTCCCCATCGGTGCAAACTTTACTGGCTCATTCATAGCGTCAATAGCTGCGGCGTGTCTTTTAGCTTTATTAGCTTCTTTTTCTAATTCGCTATATAGCGTGTCACTAGAGGTTATGGCTTTACAAGCTTTAAGTGCTAAATATAACTCTGCATAGTTAGACATAGATTCAGTCCACTTAGACAAGTCGCCACCATAAGCTACATCATCGGAAATAATTTTTGCGTAAATCTTTTGATAATCACAATACCAATATTCACCCTCATCCTCATATTGAAGAACGGCACTAGTGAAGTATTCATCGGTAGAAAGGGTTATCGTCCTAACCCAATCATCGGGTTTCTTATGAGCATAATTATAACCAAAACCTAGAGCAACGCTGGTATCCTGAACTGATTCAAATGATTTTATAGCAAAATTAAATTGTCCATTTTCTAATATTCTACGAACAAAACCACTATCCCAGATTGTATCAAGAACCCTACGCGACTTTCGGTTCTCGGTAAGAGTGTCAAGCTTACGAGAATTAAGGCGAAGTAGTGCATTATTATACAATGATAGCTTTGTCGCCATATTAGTTTCCTAGTGCAATAAGATGATTCTTTAAAAAATCCTCAGCATATTTACGGTTTTCGAGTTTATCCTTAACAACAGCTCCGTCAGGATTAATAACTCGCCACTTACTGTGAGGACCAGCATATTTTACAACGAACTCTTTAGGTATAGATTTTTTAACGTCAGCAGTTTTTACGGTTAAATCTGAATAATTAACTTCCTTAACAACTAAGTGGGTTTTCCCAATCTCCGTAACAACAACCTCAAGCAACCATTCTAAGTTATCAGGGAAAATCTCTATACGCGGCAAGACACCAGAATTTCTCAACTTTAGAGCTACCAACGCCCAGAAAGCAGGATTAAGCACATCTTTTTTCTTAACGCTATCTTCGACTATCGCCCTCCACTCAGCTCTACCAGATGAAATATTGATTAGATTAAATCGTGAGGGTTGTATGCGAACATTATTTTTTGTCATTAGTATCTCCATGTTTGAACTGTGAACTAGGTTACATCATATTCATATACATATCAACAAGAAAACCCCAAGAGTGAACTCAGGGTTTTCCACGCCAGACAAGGAAGTGTAATTAGTCTGTATTAGTACCAGATGCGTAAGTCGTCGCGTCAGTTAGGTCAGCAGACCCATTGGCATTCAGAACCTTAACAACATGGGATGTTACAATATCTGTACTCGTATCACGGTGTTTATATGTATCACCGACTTTCATACCGAGATCAACAGCATCACTAATGAAGCCGCTAGTATCTACAGTAGCACCAGCATCAGCAGACTCACCATACCATTCAGCAGGTGCGTTATTGCCAATAGAACAAGAACGTAATGTAGGGTTTTTTAAAGCATAAGCCATATCTTATCTACCTTTCTCGATTAAGTTATAGTTACTGCGGAAGCAGCGTTACCAACGAATTTCAACACAGCAACACCCTCGTTTTGCAACAAAGCCGCACCAGTATAAGTCGAACAACGAACAAAACTATAATTCTGCTCTTCGTTATAACCCATAACAACATCGAAATTACCTTTATCAATAGCATGACCTATTGCTGTCTTATGATATAAGAAGCAATACTCATCACTAGTACCAAGACCCTCTATGCCTGTATTACAGAATATTTTAATTCCGTTCCAGTCATACATTTTCTTGTTACTAACAACACCATCATCCCATTTCTTCATTGAGACATAATCAGCATTTGAAAACTCATCATATCCCTGTAGGCTTGTGATAAACGCAGGTGAAACAACAGCATATAATTCGCCATTATCCACAGGCACGTTATTAGAGCCAAGGATTGACACACCATCAGTTAGCAATTTTAAAGCATTATCTGTCGATGTGTTATTCGGGCCAGTAGTAGCTGTCCGAAGAGCCGCTAATATCTGATCGTCAACTGTACGACTTATGGTCTTATACGATGTTCTATACATCGCCATACGTTGCTGTGAAGATGCTTGGTGAGAGAAGATATTAAAACCAGTCATTCTAGGTAAGTCATTAAACTCTGACAAGTTAAGTGACACGGTGTTATTATTCATGGAGCGCGGCACGATAGAGCCATCTAGTCCACGAGTAACAGCAGTAGCATCACCACTATCTTCGATTACGAATTGAAATGAGCTACCGTTTTTCATCGTTTCAGTAGTCACTGTACTTCTTAGTAAACTATCACCACGCTCATAGCCTTCAATGTACTCGGCTGAGTACAGCTTAGATTGCGCGGAGATGTCGCCTGTTATGGTCTGTCCCATAATAAGTCTCCTTAGTTAAAATTTAATATGAAGATCATCCAACAGGTAGGCCAAATCTTATATAACTTGCAGGTAAGCCGTTAGGGGCTGCGTATATAATTATCAGGGCTGTTATCCGAAGCATGGGCATATATTGCACATGTTTCGGATAGGGTAATATAGAAATCTTAGTATGTCAACAATTTATTTCATGCGATCTTGTGCCGCTATCAACTCAATGTAACGACGCTGACCACTCGTGTTTTTCGCCCACGAATCTTGGTTTTGCATCTGTTTTCTTAAAGACGATAACTCATCACCAATAGCTTGTTGTGGGTTTGCCGCATTAGGAACGACTGTTATAGCTGGATTAATCTCACGAGCTATAGCCGCCAATGCTTCGGCTGATTCTGGTGTAGATAATATAGCGTCACCAACCAACTCACCAAAACGCTCATGTGCAAAACTCTTAGCCATATTCATAGTCGGTAGATATTCCCTGCCAAACTTATCACGAAGAACCTCTTCTGTTTGCTGTGCTTGTAACTTTTCAGCTTCCACAGCTTTAGCAGACTGCTCCTCTTGTATCTTATAATAAGCCTCTATCGCTTTTTCGGGAATACCATCTGGCACATTACCCTCATGCATAGCCTCAAGAAAGGTATTAACCACCTCTTTATCATCATCACCAATAACTAAGCCATCAGGTAAGCTATAATCCTCAGCTTTCTCAGGGATACCCTTTTCCTCACGCCATGCCTTTAACTCGCCTTCATCTTCTGGTGGTGGAACATCGCGGGTATATTCACCCTCTCGAATCTTTCTATTGACATCATAAAGGCTCTTAGCCATATCAGCTTCGGTGTTATAACGAGATAACATCTTCATCATCTTCTCATCGCCACCAGACGCACGCTCACGCCAATCAGAGCCAAGACTATTAACGGCTTCTTTCATAAAGCTATCTTGATCTTCATAACCAGATAAGACCTTTTTCATATCTTCGTTGTCACCAACCAATGAAGAAAACCAAGCGTCATCAGGTGGTGGATTATTGTTGTCTCCTGTAGGGGGGGTATTATCGCCACCACCTTCGTCACCACCTGTCGGTGTATTATTATCTGTGGGTGTTTCGTTATCTATGTCTGACATCTTCCTTTGTCTCCTTTTGTTTTAGTTTCTCTGTCAAAGCACGCAAATCAATATTAATCTCTTTGATTATTTGATTTCCGCAAAATCTTCGCCCTTGGTAGAACGAAGAAACCCTTTCATTGGTAAGATGAAACGTCTCATCATACGTCATACACACCTTCTCAATAATATATTTTATAGCAGCTTTCTGCTGGTCAGCGTTAGCTTCACCTCTAGATAGGGCTTGAATAGCAGCGGTATCACTAAATTTAGCTTCTGGAATTAACCAATCTTTTGCACCAGCCAAATCAAGCTCCTCTTATCTGCTCTAAAGATTGAGCCGCATCACCAACACCCTGAGCGGCTTCCGCGCCTTGTTGAACAGTCGCCATTAAATTCTGCATCTGTTCTTTTTCAGCAGCAGCCGCTTTCATCTGCTCGACCTCATCGGACTGCCTAAACCATTCTCTCGGTGCGCCAATACCATCAAGCGTATCTCTCGTTGCCCCCTCAGCATCAAGAATATAACCAACACTAGGGTCAAGCGAGGACATCTGTGCAATAACCCCTGTAGCTTCTGATAACATATTCCCTTTAGCTCGATCAGCAGTATCTCTAAGTGGGTTAGTGAACGTAAATTCAATATCGCTACCCAACAAATCCTTTGGGATTAAATCTTTCCGAACAAATAAACCGTTAGCCATACCAACTTCGAACGCTAATTCACATAAACCACCATTCCACTCAGACTCTAATGGGTCTAATAATGGCATAGCCTTTCTCAAATAATCGCCGACACGTTGATTGACCTCATATGGCGACATACCACCACCTAAAGGTGGTAAACCTATCTTGGTTATAAAGTGGGCTTCATTAATGGCAGCTTCTACTCGCTGCATCATATCAATACCAAGAGGTATAGCAGAGTTGTTCTGAGAGATGGGTCTTAAAACCTCTCCTAAACGCTCGTCATAATCAGCATCAACGTGAGTTATTCCACCAGCATAGAGATTAGGCTCACCGCTAACAGCTTCACCAACAGATATCATTGGTGGCGTAACAGCTTTCTGACCAGCCTCTAATATAACAAGCATCATATCCTGTATTAAACGAGCATCAGCTAAAGACTGAACGACTGATGGTGAATAGGCATACTGAGAACCAGACACGGTTTTCCATCGCGGTATAGCATAATAAGGCGTATCTGTCTCTACTTCCTCCACGATGAATTTATTATCAGCATCGTAGAAAATAGAAACATATTTTTTCTTCCTCTTTTTATACCCGTCCATATACATATCACTATCAATGAACGTGTGGCGCATATTAACTGCGCTGTATCTATCTTTCTCTAGTTTTTTCTTGACATTAGCGTGAACATTACCGCGAAACTTCATATTAAGTAACTCGGCAGTTGGCTCCCATTTACGATCAACGCGCCCTACAGATGTATCGTCCCTCTCACACCACACAACATCACGCAAGTGCCAAGACCTAAATAAGAACGCCTCTTTCTTCCAGTTCATCTCACAAGATATAACCGCATTACCAAACGCCGCCAAGTCAGCATCAGCCTCCTTAGCCGCCCTAGCAAACATACTATCTTTATCATACATAGCATTACGCAATATATGACTAGAACGCTGTAGAAATATTTTTGCTTCTTCACTCCTATCATCATAGTCACGAACAGAAACATTAAGCCACGGCTTATCTTGTGGACGAAGTATCGTTGATATAATATTGGTTAGCTCACTATGGGCGTTTAACGGTGCGCTGGTCGTTAAGTTATTAGCAAAATCTTCCCCAACTACACGAGTGCGAGTGAAATCAGCCTTCTCAACGTAGAAGTTCTCAGCAACTTCCTGCCAATAAGAGAGTAGGCTACCCCTATCATCGAACAGCCTATTACTCTGCGTTAGCAGTAACTCACAATCTGATACACTCGACATTAATTCAACTTCGTCTTTCCTGAGATCACTGTAGATTCACGCCCCTTCTGGTATATCGCCTTAGCTGCCCTTTTCTGTGAGGCAAGCTGCACCTGTTTATCATCAGGCACAGGCATCGCTTCTGGGGCTTTAACCTCTGGGGGAGGTGGTGGTTTAGGTGCTTTAAATAAACTACCCATTAATAATCACCCATATTCGCCCAAAGAACAGTTACCGTTCCATTAACTATGATATTCGCTGGGGTAGAAGTAACATCCTGATCGGCATCGTCAACCAAGATATTCAAATAAAGATCAACTGCTGTGGTCGTTCCATCAATAACAGCGTTCTCAGTCGCCGTACTCTGACCATTAGCAGTTGTAGCACCAGCCACAGCCTGTGGAGTTGCTGTTGTGGGTAGAATGTCCTGCTCAGTAGATGAAAGTGTAGCGTTATTAGACGCTGTAACAGTACCGAGAGCAAAATCGCCATCCCATGTATCATTAACACCTGCACTCGACTTGGTTAAATCGAGGTCAGCAACGGCACCCATAATATAGATAGCTCCTTCTGGGAAGTCATATACCTTGGAGCCAGCATACGCCACAACCGCAGCTTCATCAGTAAGAGCCATCGCATGGTTGGTGAACGTGAACACAGATTTATTTAAAACACCGTTAGATACTTCCGTTACCTCAACACCAGAACCATTAACCGTTCCGAGTGAGGGCTGCTGTGAAATCATCACTGGGTCAGTGACGTTATCATATTTAGCGACCAACTCATTATCACCATTAGTGCCAAGCCGATTTAAACCAGTTATGGATTTTTCTATGTAATTCTTATTGCTCATTGCAAACTCCGTTTAAAATTGTGTATATATACGCCTGTTATGCTACACGCTATCTCAAGAAAATTCAACAGCTTTATTTCCACCGCTTCTTCCTGTGAGGAAAACCTACATTCGCCACCATTTTTTTTACTCCGCTGTGCCTTCTCTGTGAACCACCACCCTTACCAGCCTTCATATAGGTGTGCAAACCTATAACAGCCGCATCCCCCTCATCAGGCGATCTTTTGATGCGTTTCTTAATTTCTTTCTTGGACTCCATCTTAACAACCATACGACCAGCCATCATGACAACCTCGAACTTCGGCGTTGCTAAATCTGATAACAATTTCTTACTAGGGGGCAAGCAAATAACAGCCCCACCTTCTTGATCTGGGTCTAACATCTCTCTCATCCGCCAATACGACAGCGACCTTATATTCGCAAAACCATACGAGCGATCTGCGCTTCTTTCACGCGTCGCCCCTTGCGGAACGAATTTTATACATTCTATACCCTGACCAATCAGGTAACTATACGTACCACCGCCATAACCACCACCCATATCAATACCTACAGGGCAAGCACCACGCCTATTTTTAACCACCCACGCCGCCTGATCTGAATCAAGTGGTATCTCACTACCAATTACAGTAGCAGGCTCGTCAAACCACAACCCATCATATACACCTAACGCAGCAGATTTATCTTCTCCATCACCAGTTACATCAACACCAAGGGCTTGCATCCCACCTTTAGGCCTGTTCTCTTTTTTCCATCTATCCTGAGCTGCCTTTATCCATGCAGTAGGTATCATCTGCCTTTCAGCATCACCGCGAGATACAAGGAAATTACCAGACATAAGAATCTTGCGCTGCTCTTCTGACATATTACCCAGCGTCCGCAAGTAATCTTTCGCGTCAACATATGGGTTATCATGGTAATCTGACGCAATAAACGTCCGTGAGTGAGCAAATATCTCATCACCATCAAGCACAACCGAATCGCCCTGCTTGCACTCGACATCCACTCCACCATCACGTATGAACCACCTTAATTCACCATCCTGAGCAGGGTTAGGATATGTATCATCGAGCCAACAAGGGAAGAAATCAATTAACCAATCCCCTGTGCTATCCAGTGGCGGATTACTACCAAATACAACCCTCAATCGCTGCCCCTTCGGTGTCTTGGTCGTAGGTCGTAGCCACCCCATAATCGTCCGCACTGGCTCTTCGGTAATCTGAGCCACCTCGTCAACACAGTTTTTATTAATAAACCCCCCTGCGGTTATATAATGATTGACTCCTTCTACATGTATATCATATACTTCTTTTTTACCAACAGGATACATATATGAAAAAGACAAAAAGATTAACTCACTCGCTTGACGTTTATCCGTCGTATAAGGGTGGACGTACGATGTGCTATGGCAGGTATGTCTGGGAGTTCCTCCCTGAACATCATTTATCAAACCAATGGGGTTGGGTGGCTCAGCATCGCGTTGTTGGTGAAGATATACTGGGGAGAAAGTTGGTTCAATCGACTGACACAAAAATTCGTGAATGTGTTCACCATAAAGACGAGAATCCTTTAAATAACGATAAAGATAACCTAGAAATAATGACTTTTTCTGCCCATCGATCTCACCATACGACAAAACAAAATAAATTATTTTTTCAAAGTCGAGGAATAACTCGTGAAGCTGTGAGTAAGGCTTTAGTTGAGACGAAAACAATAAAAGATGCTGCAAAGATAATAGGAGTTGACCACAATACTCTAAGAAAACACTATCCCGATCTTCTTGCCCCGTATAAAAGGAGGAAACCAACAAATCCATACTCTCCTGAACAGTGGCAATTAGACGCTCTAAGGAAGATAGCACCATCCGATCAGTTAGGTGTTCGAGACGCAGCAAAGACTCTTGGAGTTTCTTATAAAACAGCGTCCAAGCTATTAAAGCGGTACGACATAAAATGGGTAAAGAAGATACGCTCTGATAAGAAAACCAAACGCCGCCGCCCATAACGCTGTGAGAAACAGACTGTATCTGGCTGCCTGATGGAGACACTATGCAAACACTATCTTTATCCATACGGCCATGAGCAGATAAAACACTCTTACCCCCCTCAAGGGTCATAACTATATCACCTTTAACAATATCCTGAATAGCTTTATAATCACCATCGCCCATAAGTACGGGCGTATCCCTTCCAACACAAATCAAATCGTGTGGTTCCCCTTGGAGACCCCCCAATCCACCGTCCGCAGACAACCCCATATAGTGAATTACACCGCCACCCGATTTGTTATACATCGGACGGCCACCGCCAATAAACCCCTTACCAGACCCCAACAGCTCCTTGGCTACATCAATCAATGGGCGTAAATCCGAGTGATTTCTCCTCACCAATAACGACCTGTAGTGTTCCTGAATAGCCAGCCCATTTATTAGTGCGGAGTTGTGCGTTACAATATACGAGCGACCAAGGCAGTATAGGCCACCTTCCACGGTAATGCAGTTCATAGGGACAGGGGAGCATTTCTCCACAGAAACGATAGACCTGCTAATATTCTGCTGTTTCCAACTCAGCTCGCGCTGTCTATTAACCTTCCTACTTAGTTTAAATACAGAGAAATCAGGGAAAAACTTCATTCGATAGTGATCTCTGTGATTTCCATTCTTCTTAGACAGTTCCTTTTTATGGATACTCGACTTAATACCTAGACCATTAATTAAATCTAAGGCATCATGTGACAACCCTTTATTACTAAATCCTAATTCACACCACCCTTTGATGCCGCACGTTCCATCTGTGTCCATCATCCCACGAAGCAACTCAATACGCTGAGATATACCTGCTCTTAGATATATAGCAGGTATGCGTTTATCAGTTAGAACACCCAATTCTCTTAACTTAACCTTCAAGCCATAGAAGCACCTTACAGAAACGGGGGTTTTTCTATTCTTTTTATCTATTCTTTCGCTATAATCACCAACGAGATATTTACTCAGCTCATTAAAATCGCTTTCAGCCATGCATATCTCACCCTTACTGCACGAACCATCACCCAACCATAAACCAAGCAGGTATGGGTCTACAGGCAACTTTAAATCATAAGGATTCACAGGCTTAATAATACCTACCGAGTGATTATTTTTTCCATTCTTTTTCAGAGTGGCTTTTATCTCTGTGGTCGTCAGCACTGTCTTCTCTGGCTGTAATATATTATATACTCTATCCGAGTTCATCTTCGAAACATTCAGTGCAGCACCAGCATTTTTAGGATCAGTTTTCGCCCTGCTTTCACGATTCTCCCTCCTGCGTCTGCGCCATTCATCGCTACCACGGTATCTTCGCTGCCTACTAGTTAAATCCACCGTTTCCCAACAGTGGCGTGCATCGCACTTAAAAACCTCTCCAGTGGAAAATTCAACCTCATATGCATCTGGTTTATCCACCGTCTCGTGTATCTGCAACACTCTCTTAGCCAAACCATCTGCTCCATATACATAATCACCGACGATTAAATCACCGTGATTTTTATAACCACTCGCATTAGTCCCTAAAGGCACAGGGACCAGCGTATTTTTACAGAGCATCTTACCCCCCGAAGGTTTTCCTCCGAATAACATAATATCAGCTTCGCTGAAATACGCACGCGCCTGAGTACCTGCAAACGGAACAAATTTCACGCCTTTCATTTCAGAATCAGCGCGGGACATTAGCTCCCGTACCTCATCCTCAGACATATCATTAATCCGCTCTAGCCAATCCTCATACATACGTGTGCCTAACCCTTACCAGCGAATAGCCAAATAAATACAAACAGCACAACCCACGACATGAGTACAAAGAATATATCATCCTCAAGAAATAGCATCTTCAATCTCCAACGCCCTGTCACACGCCCTCTGACCATGCAATATCCGACTCACCGTCGAGCGACCCATGCCCAATTCACGCGCTATCGCACGCATCGTGTATCCCCGTACTCGCAACTCAAATACCTCCTCGATATCATCGTGTATAACCTCAAATCCCATAATTACTCAACCTCCGTAACCTCATCTGGTAAAATATCAGGCAAAACATCAAGCGACCCACCAATCAACCCCCGCGACTGCGCCTTCTCCTCCAAAAAACTTAAACGCCTAGCTAACTCAGCTCGCGCACCATCATCAATAACCGCCGTCACCACATTTACCTCTACCTTAGAACCATCTCCCTCAATTCCAACCACCTTCCCATCACTCCTGTCCAATAACTTTACAGCAGCATCAACAGCTAACTTCCGATCTTCACCACCCAACTGACGCGCCAACGTCAACATACTTACATAACGCAACGGCTCACTCATCTCTCTAGCACTACATCCCTTCTCTCTCATACGGGACAATTCCGCTACCGCCGCATTTAACGCTCCTGCTATCTCAGCCTCCACTACATTCAAATCATCCAACTCACCAAGAGTAAGTACACCCTCCTCCCGACGCTTCAATAATTCTAATCTAGCAGCTTCCGCCTCTTTATATATATTTTCTTCCATAGCATATAATAACACGCGGGACTGTAGTGTCAAGTCGGTTTGTTGGGGGGACTTATAGG